GTGCAGTCAGAGGTCACCGACGCGCTCAACGCTTACGATCCTCCCACAAAGGCCGAGATGGACACAGGATTTGCCGCAGTGCCTACAGCGACAGAGAACGCTGACGCGCTCCTGAACAGGAATATGGCCCTGGTTGCCGATACCAACAGCCGAAGCCCCTTGAACGCGCTGCGATTGCTCAGGAACCGCTGGACAAGCTCTGGCGGCACCATGACGGTCTACAAGGAAGATGACAGCACAAGCGGGTGGACGGCCACCCTGTCCGTAGACGCCACAGCAGACCCGGTTACAGGGAGTGATCCAGCGTAATGCCCGGTGGTAGACCCACATTGTATCGGCCTGAAATGCCCGACGAAGCCCTGCAATACGCAAGGGGCGGATACCTGGAACATAATCACACTCTCCCCACGATTGAGGGATTGGCGGAAGTGTTCGAAGTCACTGTTTCTACAGTAAAAAACTGGGGCAATGACGAGGACAAGCCAGAGTTTTTGGCCGCTTTAGAGATCCTGAAGGGAAACCAGAAGCGCGACCTGATGGAAAGGGCTTTAGTGGGTGATTACAACTCCACCATAGCCAAGCTGATTCTCTCGGCAAATCACGGAATGATTGAGCGCACCGCCAAGGAGCACAGCGGCCCTGATGGCGGCGCTATTCCATTGCAAGCAATAGAGCGCACCATTGTCGATCCTGCAAATCCCGACAGCTAGGGCATTCACTCCGCTGTTAAAGCCCGCCCGATACAAAGGGGCGTTTGGAGGTCGAGGCAGTGGGAAGTCGCACTTTATGGCTGAGATGCTTGTCGAGGACTCTCTACGCATTCCCGGCTTACGGAGTGTGTGTATCCGCGAGGTACAAAAGACCCTCAAGGAGTCGGCCAAACGGTTGATAGAGGACAAGATACAAGCCCTTGGGGTGGGCGGTCAGTTTGAGGTGTTAAATGACCACATCAAGACCCCTGGGGGCGGCATCATCATATTCCAGGGTATGCAGGACCACTCTGCGGAATCTATAAAAAGTCTAGAAAATTTTGGGCGCGCTTGGGTCGAAGAAGCCCAAACGCTCTCAGAGACATCGCTACAGCTCTTGAGGCCCACGATACGGGAAGAAGGCTCAGAACTGTGGTTCTCATGGAACCCTCGGAGAAAGACGGATCCCGTAGACAAGCTACTGAGGCAGGGCACACCGCCAACGGACTCAATCATAGTGGAGGCTAATTGGAACCATAACCCCTGGTTCCCGAAAGTACTTGAGCAAGAGCGGCTGGACTGCGAGCAGCACGATCCTGACCAGTACGGCCATATATGGGAAGGCGAGTATGTCTCTGTTGTCGAGGGGGCGTATTTTGCCAAGCACCTGGCTAAGGCGAGGAAGGACGGTCGGATTGGTCGGGTGGCTCCAGACCCGCACTTGCCTATCAAGCTGTTCGCTGACATTGGCGGTACGGGAGCCAAGTCGGACGCCTTTGTGTTCTGGGCGGCGCAGTTCGTGGGGCAGGAGGTACGCATTCTGAACCACTACGAAGTCCAGGGGCAGGAGTTGGGTCATCACCTTAACTGGTTGAGAGAGAACGACTACACGCCTTCCAGCAGCGAGATATGGCTACCCCACGACGGCGCGACACACGACAAGGTTTTTGCGGTCTCCTATGAGTCGGCATTCAATCGGGCGGGCTACAAGGTAACGGTGGTCCCGAACCAGGGGCGAGGCGCTGCGGGCAAGCGTATCGAAGAAGCTAGGCGGCTGTTCCCCCAGATGTGGTTTAACGAGGCCACGACTGAGGCGGGCCGGGATGCGCTGGGCTGGTATCACGAAAAGCGCGACGAGAACAGGAATGTGGGGCTTGGCCCTGAGCATGATTGGGCTAGCCACTCGGCCGATGCTTTTGGCCTGATGTGTGTCGCTCACCAGATACCCAAGACTGAGCGGAAGAAGATCAAATTCAAGGCGCTAGGATGAACTACGAAGATCACCAGTGGATGCTTGACCAGCTCAAGGCTGCGCAAGAGGCAGACCACGACCTGCGCGAGAACGCTCGGGAGGCCGCGCTGTTTGTCGCCAAGCGTGACGGTCAGTGGGAGCCGAATTGGTGGGAAGCTGCCAAGAATCGCCCCCGGTACGTGTTCGACCTGGTGTCGCCCGTGATTGACCAGGTGATAGGTGACATCAAGAAAAGCAACTTTTCCGTCAACATCGAGCCGATGTCCGGTGAGGCGGATGAGGACACGGCAGAAACCTATGACGGCCTGATCCGGTCCATCCACAACCTGTGCAACGGCGAGAGGGTTTACAACTCTGCGACTGAGGGCTGTGTGCGCTCCGGTTTCGACGCTGTTCGTCTAACGCAGGAGTACGTGGACGGGGATTCATTCGACCAGGACTTGGTGATAAAGCACATTCCGAATGCCCTAGATCGGGTGTGGTTCGGCCCGCACAACCAGCCGACAGCCGAGGATGCGCCGTATTGCTGGGTGCTTTCGGGCTTAGATAAGGAGGCGTACAAAGCGCGCTATCCCGACCGTAAAGAGGCCAGTGTCTCCACGGACAAGTCCTCCAACCCGTACTTCAACCGTAACGACCTGGTGATGGTCGGTGAGTTCCTGTACCTCAAGACCAAGGTTCAGGAGTTGTGCCTGCTGTCTGATGGATCCGTTGTGACGCGCGAAGAGCTGAAGGATGTCGAGGACGAGCTGGCAGAGGCGGGTATTACGATTGAGGAAACCCGCAAGCGCGAAAAGAAGTGCGTCTATTCCCGGCTGTTTGACGCTGACGGGTGGATAGGCGAGGCGCGGCTGACGGTATTCGAGCATCGCGTCCCTGTTGTCCCGATATACGGCGACTTTGCCTTCATTGAGGACAAGGTGACGTACCGAGGTGCTATCGAGCGGCTGATGGACCCGCAGAGGGTGTTCAACTACTCCCTGAGCCGCGAGATTGAGGAAGGCGCGCTGGCTCCCAGGGCCAAGTATTGGATGACGGAGACCCAGGCAGAGGGTCATAAGGAAGAGCTGGAGTCGCTGAACATTAACGCGGACCCTGTTCAGTTCTACAACCCAGACCCACAAGCCCCTGGCGCTCCACAGCAGCAGGGCGGCGCGCAGGTGAACCCTGGGCTTAGGACCATCTCAGAGGCCATGAGGCAGCTTGTGGGCGTGTCTGCGGGCATGTTTGCGGCGAATATGGGCGATAACCCTGATGTGCAGTCGGGCGTGGCTATCGAGGCCCTTCAGGACCGGGGTGATCGGGGGAATAGCAAGTACCTTGACGCTCGCATCACCATGCAGGAGGCGGTGGCTGAGATCATGGTAGACGCCATCCCGAGGATTTACACACCCAAGCGACAGATTCGCGTTTTGGGCGAGGATGGCTCGCGGGACACGGTGACGGTCGGGCAGTTGGTCATGGATCAGGAGACGGGCGCGGCCAAGGTCATCAATGATCTATCGAAGGGTAAATACTCCGTCCGCTGTGAGTCGTCGCCCTCTTACGAAACCCGGCAGAGCGAGACCGTCAAGGCGATTGTTGAGGTTGGGAAGATTGACCCGACAGCGGTTCAGATGGGTTCGGACATTCTCTTTAAGAACATCCCCTCTCCCGGTATGGATGATATTGCCGAGAGGAAGCGGCAGCAGTTGTTTGCTCAGGGCCTGATCCCCCAGACGCAGATGACGGACCAAGAGCTTCAGCAGCTCCAGGCGCAGCAGAACCAACCGCCTCAAGAGGACCCCAATATGGTCCTGGCGAGGGCTGAGGAGGCCAAGGCGCAGGCTGACTTTGCGAAGGTGCAGCAGGATGCCCAGGAGTCTCAGCAGGCGCATGAAATCAAGATGGCAGAACTTCGTCTGAGGGAGGTTGAGCTAAGCATCCGCCAGTATGAGGCCCAGGTTAAGGGGGCAGAGGCGGGTGTCTCGATCAAGCTGAAGGGCGCGCAGGCGGCCAAGACCCTTGCGGAAGCTGAAGCCCAGGACGTAGAGACTGACGCTGTGGTGAGTGGCATCACATCGCTGATGGAGAATCGCGGTGGGTAGTGTTAAAGGGGGTAGAAAAGCGCTGGAAGTGTTTGGTGATGCGGCGCTGTACTCATTTCATAAGCTCACAGAACAGAACCTTCGCCATGCCGACAAAATGGGCGGGCTTCCCATGCCAAGCGTGGGTGTCGGCCGCCTTGACGTTCCCGTTGAAGGTTATGGGGATATAACGCTTGTCGGCCACCCCGCCATGGCGAAGCCTTAAGCCCGGAATCCGGTATATTCTGCTGATGCGTACAGCCCAACGTACCCGTCAATCACGTACAGGCATGACCGAGCCAAGGTAGACGATCTGGCTGAGCAGCTATCTCCCTACACGCAGAAAACGGGGGAGCGGGCGCTTTACGCGGATGATCTAGAGGATGGCGCGAGGAACCTTGGTTTTCGCAAGGATGTGGCTGCGAAATACCTCACAGAGCGCGGTGTCGAGATTCCAGACCTAGATGGCTGGGAGCTAGATAGCTGGATGCAAAAGAAGATCAATGACAGCGAAACTCGCGCCGATTTTGATAACTACGTTCAGGCAGCGTTTGATGCCCTGGAGCCTGAAGAGCGGATTTTTTGGGGATTCACAAACTCGGGGAACAGGCAGTACAAGCCGCACACGCTAGACAACGCCATGAAGCACATGCGGCGCGAAATGAAGGACAACAACCAGGCGTCCATGTTTGGGGCTGGGGCTTTCCGCGCGCAGGTTGCGCCAAAGTTCCGCAACATGACAGACGTTAAGAATGCTAGAGACCGCATCCTTCCTGCTGACGCGCTGAATGAGGTAAAAGACCCGCTAAATGAGGGTTTAGCAGAGGCATCGCAGGCTTTTTCTGATTATTCAACCTATACAGACAGAAACCCATTTATAGCGGCAGATGTTAACCGCGAGCGGCTGCTAGAGATTGCCAAAGGACAAGCCACTTACGATGAATACTTCCCGGGCGCTCCGCAGGAGATTATTGACCGCTGGGAGCAGTATCTTAAAAAGCTGAAGGAGGCGCCAACTGGCTATTTTGAGGCCAAACCAAACAGGTCCGTCACTTTGGGAGAGTTCCCCGGCGCGCTTATTCCGCAAAGCGCATCTGCTGACGTTGAGGACATCTTGAGGCGCAACGGTGTGCAGCGAATTGAGCGGTTTGTGGACGAAGAGGACAAAAAAGAAAAGCTCAAAAACTTTAGCGACCTGCTGTTTTCAGCCCCGGCTGTTGGGGCAGTAGGCATAGGCGCAGCCACTCAGTCCGAGGACGCTGATGCTGGGGTGATCACCAAGGGCGGCAAGCGCATCATTGAAGCCTTCCACGGCTCGCCGCACAAGTTCGACCGTTTTTCGATGGACCAGATCGGCACTGGCGAGGGTGCGCAGGCTTACGGGCATGGGCTGTACTTTGCCGACGCAAAGGATGTGGCGAATCAATATCGCATTAACT